AAAGCCAGCAGTCGTCTCAGGCAACGCAGCATGATTCGGGCACACAATAGTACACCCAGCACTCATGGCCTCGATGACACTAATCGCGCTTGTCTCAGGCCAGATGTTCGGGTACGCATAGATGTGCGCACGTTGCAGCGCATCACGCACCACATCGTTCGGCTGATACCCATGATACGTCATCTTCGGGTGCTGACGAATGCGATCAAAGATCGGCTGATACGGCTCGTCACGTTGCGACCAACCATAGATGCTGAATGAGCTATAAACGTCCAGATGAAAGTCGAACCCAGCCTCAGCCAGATGCTCGCACACCGGTACCAGAAGCTCAAGCCCACGATGCGGCGTAGTGTGATAGATCAGACGCAGCGGGCCTTCCTTGGACTTCTCATGCTGCGGGATCGGATCGATAGCATTCTGTAGAACTACACCCTCAGAATGCGGGACACCAAGCCCAACATTGTAGGTTGCCTGCTGATAGTTTGATACGAACACCAGCTTTGCAAAACGCTTGCGTGCCTTCTCGTCTGCAAGATGCTCAGACTCAGGGTCATCCCACGTGTCATGCAGCCACAGAATATTCTTCTTTGTCGGATGCAGTTCACGCACACGCGAACAGATGATGTTATATTCACCAAGAAGCTCAGGCGTCACATAACGCCGAAGCCCGTCCATCATCATTTCGGTACCACCACGCGCACCAATATGTGCATAGGTACCATCGGCTCCAGGGCCAAGGCTCGTAGCAGAGTTCTTAAGCCCAGATACATTCAATACAGTCATGGATACGTCACGCCCTCCTCAATTGCGATGATCTTATCTAGACGAAAGCTTCGCCACCCATTAGCAGTCAAATCCCAAACGGCCAAGCTATTCTTAGGTTCTGGACGCTTCTCTTCTGGTGAGGGTGGCGGCAAATATTGCTCCTGAAGAGTGCATGTCATAATGCGGCGATCACCATTCACCTTGTCGAAGGTAATACGCACAATACCTGACTGAAGGCGCTCGCGCAGATATTCCTTGGTATACAGATTCTCACTCATCTTCTTCAACTCCATGCTTATTAAGAATGGTCTCACGATCAATATAACCCTTATCGTCAAGCCATGCAAGGGTTTTGTCAATCGAATTTAGGGAAATATCTTGAACAGCCGCAGTGTATGTGGTCAGGATAGCCCAACCAACAACAAAGCCCATGACAATCTCTGTAAGAAACCCAATCTCAAATGGTAGCTTCTCAAGAATGGAGATAGCGCCAACGCATGACAGAGCCCACATACAGGCCAGTCGCGGATTTTGCAGAAAGAACATTAGAGCCTCCGAGAGCGCGAACCGAGAGTGGCAGGATCATCGCTAGGCAATGCAACCTGCAGACCACCCTTGTTATATAATGGCTGAACACGTGACGCCTTCTCGCGCATAGCACGCACAACATCTTCGGACTCGGCAGCACCTTCTTGCCACCGCCAGTCATTCAGAATATCACGCTTTGCAAATGCACCACCAGGGATCACATCTGACGTAGGAAGAGAGTGGTCGGGGCGAGAGGATTCGAACCTCCGATCTCCTGCTCCCAAAGCAGGCGCCTTACCGGGCTTGGCCACACCCCGAAAGCCAACCTTAGCCAGTAGCTTCGCAGTTTCTGCCGCAGCAGCAAGCTGAGCCTTTGTCTTAGTCTTAGGCTTGCGCTTAGATGTGCGAGTGGTTGTGAAGTAGCTGGGTAGGAGGGCCATATATGTATACCTCAATTTGACAAGTATGATTATACACCAAGTGCCTGAAAATGTCAATGGCTAAATATCTGGAAATATGGTAGGGTTAATGCCATGGATATGTTCTTTAAGTTGGTTGCCGATGTTGGCTTTCCGATTGCAGCCGCGGGTGCCGCTGGCTATTTCGTCTTTCTTACGCTTAAATTCATTCTGGCTGGCGTGACTGGCTCAGTCAAAGGCATGGCTGGCATCATTACTGCATTAGATAATCGCGTCCGCACCATGAACCATGACGTGGTACGCATCGATATGATTGTATCAAACGCCCTAGGATTAAAGCCAGACGTTGAGCGCATCGCGCGTGCTGATGGCAAGAACGATGCGAGACGCGACTAATGGAAGAATTTGCTGAGCTAATTGCCAAGTATGGCTTTCCAATTGTCGCTGCTGGCGGCATGGGTTATTTTGTCTATTATGTGTGGATCTGGGCCACGACAGAAATCAAGCCCGTGCTATCTGAGACAAATACGATTCTTATCGGGCTAATTGATCGCATACGAATGCTTGACAATGACCTCATACGTCTAACGCAAAAGGTCAATGTCGTGCTACATCTGCGCGGTAAGACAATCGAACGTGAGCGCGTGGCTGCTGAGATAAAGATTAATCAGGTACATGATGAGGATAGCAAGGCGGCAGCATCGGGCGAAGGCTAGCTACTTGCTAGTCGCCCGATACACACCGTCCCAGCCTTCAGGTAGATTTGCTGCCTTTAGCTCTTGGCATCGCTCAACCCACATTTCATAATAGCCATCCATCTTACCACCAAAGCAACCCTTCAGGCGCTTTGCGTAAAAGATTGCATCATCAAATCTGCGCTTTCTATAGGCCAGCATCATGTTTGTGTGCGAGTCTAGATCGACCTTTAGATAAGCAACATCATGCTTACCGATTACCGTATAGATGTCAACGCCTTCTTTCTTACCCTTTACCGCGATGGTATCGAGGGCAAGGCAGAGGTATTGGTCTCTAATGTGTTGATAAGTGATTGGGCCGATGACGTTGCTGACTCCATACGGTTTAGATTGTCCTTCAAGTCTGGAGGCAAGGTTGACAGAATCACCCAAGCACGTATAGTCGAAGCGTTGATCACTGCCCATGTTCCCAACGACGACAGTGCCAGTATTGATACCAAGCCCCATACCAAAAGCCGGGACGCCCTCTTTCGAGATTTCATCATTGAACTCCTTTAGGTTGTCTAACATCTCTAGCATAGTCTTAACTGCATTCTTCGCATGATCTTTGTCATCAAGTGGTGCATTCCAGAATGCCATCTGTGCATCGCCGATGTACTTGTCAAGTGTGCCTTCATTGCGAAGTATTGAAGCCGTCATTGCAGTCATGTAACGATTCATGATCTTAGTCAGGCCTTGCACATCTTTACCGTAGTGTTCGGATATAGCTGTAAAACCACGCACGTCGGTAAACATGATCGACAATTCGCGCTCCTCACCACCAAGCTTCAATAGATCGGGGTTCTGTTGTAGCTTCTCAACCATTGCTGGTGACAGATACGTACCGAACTGCTTCTTGATCTGTTGCTTCAGGCGAAACTCTTCTAGAGCGCGCGAGAATGCAGCAGACCCAAACACAAGCAGCAATGCAGCAATCGGGAAGACTGCATCATATAGCAGCATGTATTCTGCACGCATATACATTGATGCATACCCGATACCCACAATCGGGACCAGAGCTAGCACACCGCCAATAGAAAGTCTCGCTTTGAGAGCAAGAAACACCATCACAATACCAAATAGCAATGTGAATGCTAATTCGTAAACGTCAGCCTCAGCTTCTCTCACAACGAACATCTGATTTAACACAGATGATAATTCTGTTGCGATAACTGTATTCGGCAGCATCTCACCATGACTTGTTGCGATAGGGTTGCTAAAGCCTTCAGCCGTGAGTGATAGTATCACGATCATACCATCAAGATCGTCTGGTAGATCAGTAATCTTGTGAGACTGATAGTTAAATGAGCGCACAGGCCACAGACGACTATTCTGATCTGTGTACATTAGAGGCTGCCCAGGTATGCGTACAATCTCAACACCTAGCTCATTTGATCTTACTTGAAAGCTAGTCTCGCCTGATATGACACGCAATGTCTCAAGCACAAGCGATGGGTAGAACCTATCACCCACCGCGACAAGCATTGGGCTGCGACGTACCACACCGTCTGGCTCGGGTACAGTTGCGATCATACCCACACCTGCAGCGGCTTCGGCAAACTGTGGTA